CTTCTGGACTTTTCTGGTCCCATAGAAGTTCATATTTACTCTTTAACTTGTGAATACCAGGAACAACTTGTTTCAGTACTCCGTGCTTTGATTGTTTAACACTAACAAGGCTACGTGGCGGTTCAATACCATTTGTACTATTACTAATCTGTGCTGATGTTTCAGCAGGCATAAGTGCCATTAGTGTAGAATTTCTAATTCCATATTCTTTAAGGTCTTCTCTAAGAGATGCCCAAGGCATTCTTTCTTTATGAGCAACGAGTTCATCAATCTCTTTCTTACGAGTGTCGATTGGTACAACACCGTGACTGTATTTTGTTTCGTCTGATTTAGGACAAGGTCCTATCTCTTTTGCTAAGTCATTAGATGCTTTAACCAGATAATAACTCCATGCTTCTGCCCATTCGTCAACTAACTCTAAGTTAGGGTCAGAGTAATTCGTATCATTTTTAGCCAACCAATACGCAAAATTAATAATACCTACGCCCAAAGGTCTCCTATTATTTGTTGCCAACTCGGCTGCAATCAGTGGATAATTTTGATAACTCAATAGAGCATCAAGTCCTCTCACTGCTAACTCACATGGCTTTTTAAAATCTTCTGGTGATTTAATATTTCCCCAATTGATGGCACTGAGTGTACAGAGCGCAATTTCACCCTCTTCATCATGGACACTTGTTAGTGGCTTAGTAGGAAGAGTAATTTCACAACATAAATTTGATTGTTTAATCGGTGCTACAGATGTATCAAAAGAACTATGGTCATTTGCATGGTCTACATTCATCAAATAGATACGTCCAGTACTTTTACGTTCATTCATAAATGATGAAAATAAGTCAATTGCAGGCACTGATTTCTTACGAATAGATGTCTTACGTTCTGCTTGTTCATACAGTTCACGGAACTTATCTTGGTCATTAAAGAATGATTCATACAAACCAGGAACATCTTGTGGACTGAATAATGTGATGTTGCCACCTTGCATTAGTCGTTCATACATAAGTTTGTTGAATTGAACTCCATAGTCCATATGACGAACACGATTGTCTTCTGTGCCTTTATTATTCTTTAATACAAGTAAATCTTCTACTTCTAAATGCCAACAAGGGTAGTATAATGTTGCGGCACCGCCTCTAACACCACCTTGTGAGCATGATTTAACTGCCGCTTGAAACATCTTATAGAATGGAATAACGCCAGTATGACTTGCATCACCATTACGAATAGGTGAGTTAATAGCACGGATACTACCCGCACCAACCCCAATTCCTGCTTTCTGAGAGACATATTTAACAATAGCACTAGATGTCGCATTGATACTATCTAAACTATCATCTGTTTCAATTAACACACAACTACTGAATTGTCTCTGTGGTGTACGAACACCAGCCATAACAGGCGTTGGTAATGAGATATCAAATGTACTGATAGCATCATAGTAATCTTTAACCCATTTCAATCTTTCTTCTTTTGGATAATCACTGAATAATGTTGCCGCAATTAGCATATATGCCATTTGTGGCGTTTCATAAATTTTGTTTGTAACTCTATTTTGTACTAAGTACTTACCACGAAACTGTTCCATTCCAACATAAGTGATATCAAAATCTCTCTCATGTTTGATAAATCCATTAATCTTTTCCCATTCTGCTACTGAATAATCTTCCAGCAATGCTTTATCATAAAACCCAGATTTGACATTCTTATTAACTAACTCAGAGATATGCCATGGGTCAAAGTCATTATATACTTCTTTTCTAATATGATAATTGATGAGATTACCTGCTACCCATTGGTAGTTAGGAGTATCTACTGTTATTAATTCAGCCGCGGCTTTAATTAATGTTTCTTGAATCTCGCTACTTGTGATGCCATTGTAAAATTGAATGTGTGACTTTAGTTCGAGTTCACTCGCTGATACGCCATTTACCCCATGACATGCCGCAAAGACTACTTTATGCATTTTCTCTAAATCAAGATTCTCTTTTTCTCCGTCTCTTTTAACTACTTGTATGTCGGTCATATTCATTTCCTAATATGTGTTAATTTCTGAATCTTCCATGCCTGCTACTCTTAACTTAATAATGTTCGACAGTTGGAAATGTTTTATTTCAAAACCCTTTGTTATTCCTAGGTATTGATTTCTTACAAGTGCTACTTCATTTATTAGTTCGCCAACCCCAACAATTTCATCTTCGCCATCTGCATACTTTTCTGCATCTCTGCTACTTAAAACTTTGTTATAATTTTCTAAGTATTTTCTCAAGTATTCGCTTCGCTTCTTGCGTAACTGAATGTTTAGATGTTCTAAAATTGCTTCTATCTCTTGTAATTGGCCAAATCGTAATTCAACATACGCAGGAAGGTATGTTGCGTTCTTTTCGATGTTTCCTTGTATCTTTACTTCTTTTTTAGCATCCAAGATTTCTTTTTCAAAAAATTGAATACAATTTGGAATTTCACTCCAGTCTTTCGTAACTTTGCTATACCAATTCATTAGTCCCAGTCTTCTTCATCATCATTATCATCCTCATCTTCAAAGAAATTATCTAGTGCGGCTTGTAGTATGTTATCACCATCAATCAATATTTCTATATCATCGGGACTCATACCAGAATCATCTAACATCCTAATAAAAACTTCCCCTGCCTCTAATCTATCTTTTACAGGGATATAAGATTTTAGATTTTCCCACATTTCGTACAGTTGTTCTGATTCCATTCCACACCCTCTCCGTAGTGTTGTATTAATAGTAGTACTCTCGTCTACCTGACAAGAGTATTGTATTTATATATTCCGACGTTAAACTTCTTCGGACATTTCATCAGATTTTTTTTGTTCTAACTCGTGCTTTTCAGCATCGAGATTTTCATCATTCCACTCACTCATAACAACATCAAGTTTTTCATCTGACCAATTCTTACGGAATTCAATCATTTCATCACCCTTCTTTGTTACATATTTCAATCTGTTACCTTGCTTGACTAGTAATCCTTTTGCTTCAAAGAATTCAACTAATCCAGAATATGGTGACATCCCCGTTTCATATGGAATCTCAACTTGAACAGACTCAAATGGTTTTGAGTATCGTGTCTTCATCACTTTACAAGCGGCTCGGATGCCGTATACTTGTGAAGTTTTATTGCCGTCTGCATCTACTTTTAGTTTAAGTTTACGCATTGCTACTACGATAGAACTAGCATAGATAAATCCTTGACCACCTGATATCTTATCGTCTGGGTCAAACATATCTTGTGATGCATAAGTATGATTTGTAGCAACTAAACCTACGTTGTAGTCGCCAAACATATTCACACTGTTACGTACTAGTGATGCTAGTGCTTTTGGTTTACGTCCCATGTCACCTTTCATATCACCTCGATTGAACTGGTCAACGTCAGTAGGTGTCATCATCATTCCTAGACTGTCAATTACAAATAAAACCTTTGGTCGATCGGCGTCTGCCTTTTCGGCGTGGTCTTCTCTGTAACCTTTCATAAAGTCTGAAATGATTTTAGCAACATCATCAATCATTGCTACATTTAATTTTAATAGTTTTTCTGGTGTAGTATCAACTTGTAACGCATGTAACCATGATTCGTCTAGTGCGTTTTCACTATCGATTAGAACTACGAAAATTCCTTGGTCTTGTGCGTGTTTTACGATATTGCCTGCCGCAACGTATGATTTTCCTGCTCCACTTTCACCAGCAAATACTGTTACTTTGCCCAATGGAACGCCTTTATAGAAGTCATTAGAAATTAATTTGTTTAGACAATAATTTCCTGTTGATACCCAAGTATCTGGGTCTCTGAAACCGACACTCATACCAGGTACAGATTTGGTTATAGATTTGCGAAATTTACTCGCATCAAATGCCCTTGCCATATAATTCTCCTTATGTTTGTAAGAGAGTGCGGAATATTTCCCACACTCTCTATTGAGTTACTTAGTCTGTCTTACGACTACGTATCATTGCTAAGATATCCGCCGCGTCTGACTTTGGTGCTTCAGCAGGTGCTGTTTCTACCGCAGTTGGAGTTGGTACTGGCGCTACTGCGACCACTTCTTCTTTTACTTCTTCTACTTTTGGAGCAGGAGGAGTATTAGTAGTAGTTGGCGCAGAAGTTCCTA